TCTGCAGGGCGGCGGCAATGTCGTTGTTCACCTTGGCGCTCAGCGTCTCGACCTGCGAAGCCAGGGCGCTGTCAGCCGTCGCGCGGGCCGTCTGCTCGGCGCTGATCGCCGCGGCGTTCTGCCCGACTTGGGCCGTCACCGTGTCGATGCGCTGCGCAAGGGCCATGTCCTCGGTGGCGCGGGCGGACTGCTCCGACCACACGCCCGCCAGCACCGCGGTGCTGCCCGCACTCCAGCCGGTATCGCCCGCCAATGGCGGGTTGATCTGCGCGGAAATGCCGTCGATGCGGCTGGCCTGACTGGTCAGCGTGCCCTCGGTGCTGGTTACGCGGGTATCCAGCGAGCTGATGGCGCCGGCCTGGGCCGTGTTCACGTTCTCGGTGCTGGTCACCCGGTTGCTCAGCGAGGTGATCGACTGCCCCTGGCTGCTCAGCGTGTTGCCCTGCTGGGTCACCGTGTTGCTCAGGCTGTTCAGCGCTTCGGCCGTGGCCGCTGCCGGAATGCGCGGGTCGGTAGTGTCCTCCCAGGCCGTGCCGCTCCAGCGGCTTTGCTTGTTGTTCTGCCCGGCCGCGGTGTTGATCCAGATATCGCCCGCCACAAGGTTCGCCGTGGGCGCCGTAGCCTGCCGATAGGTGCGGTTCTTCGTGCCGACCGTATTGGTCAGGGCGGTGATCGACTGGCTTTGGCTGGTCAGCGCCTCGCCCTGCTGGGTGATGGCGGCGGTGTTCTGCTGCACCTGGGTGGCCAGGGCATTGGCGGTTTGCACCGCCTGGCCGATGTCCAGCCAATAGGTCGCATTCGGCGGCGGGGTATTGGCCGGCACCGCCTGCGCCGCCTGATACAAGCGCTGACCAAGCCGCACCGTCTCGCCGGCGGCGTAGGTCTTCGATGCCACATAAAGCAGCACGTCGGTTACCGCGGCGATCTGCTGATCAACCTGCGTCTTGAGGCTCGCAAGCCGCGCCGCCACCGAACCCGGCGTAGTCGCCGGTGCGTCGATCAGGTCGATTCGTGCGCCCAGGTTCTGGCCGAGCTGGGTTTCGCTGATCTGCCCGGCAAGGGCGTCGAGGATCTTGCCGGCGTTGGTGCTGGCCTGCCCCATCACCCAGGCCGACCACGGCCCCACGTTGCCGCTGCGGTCCACCAGGCGCCCGCGGAAATGGAAGGTCGCGCCCGCCGCCAGCCCCGCCATGGTATGGCGGTTGTGCGGGTAGGCGTAATCGCCCAGGTGCATCGCCCCTTGGGCGTTCGGGCTGGTGTTGTACTCGATTTCGGTGCGCTGGGTGTCGGCCGCGCCCTCGGCCGGGAAGGCCCAGGCCAGGGTAATGCCGAACAGCTCAGGCGTGGCCGTCAGCGAGGCCAGGGCCGGCGGGGCGCCTTCCTTGCCTCGCAGCAGCGTTTCCGCGCTGTAGGCCGCCAGCGAGGCCGCCCCAATCGGGTTGACCGCGCGCACGCGCACCAGATAGCGCCCGGCATAGATGCCCGGCACCTCGAAGCCCAGGGCCGAGGTGCGCGGCACCGCCAGCCACTGGCCGTCATCCTTGCGCCATTCGGCCTCATAGGCCACCGCGCCCTGCGCGGCCTCCCATTGCGCGCGCAGGGTGGTGATGGCCAGGCCCTGCTCGGTGTAACTATGGCTGGTCACGGTCACGCCCGCCGGCGGCGCCTGAACGCCGGCCGGCACCACGCTAATCGGCCGCGCATCGAGGCGCGCGCCGACGTCCACCGCCGGATACTTGCCGGGGTCATGAATCACGCCACTGACCTCGAACACCCCGCGCTCCGGGCGGCTGACGCGCGTCACCCGGTATTGCTGTATGGCCAGGTCGGCCGCATCCAGCGCCCAGACCGATTGCGGGCGCGGGGCCTGGCTGTATTCGGTCGTGACGGTCACGGTGCGGCCATTGACGCTTTGCACCGTGCGACCTTCGGCCACGCCGCTGGGCAGGTTCACGACCAGGCGGTCGCCGGGCTGCACCTGGGCGTCGCGGTCCAACACGATTTGACGACCGGACACCAGGCTGATCAGGCCGCCCAGCGGGCGCCCGGCCAACAGCTCGTCGGCCACGCCGATCACCCAGCCCGGCCGCGGCAGAACGCCCTCCAGCCCCAGGCGGAATGTTACGGTCCTGTCGGCGCTGTTGGTCAGCAGCACCCAGTCGCCGCGCCGGTGCGCCTCGCTGCGGCGGGTGCAGCCAATGGCGGTGATGTCCTGCTTGTTGACGCCATAGCGGCGCACCAGGGCGTTATTGGATACCGGCACGACGTCGGACTGATAGCCATTGGCGGGCTCGTCGTAGCTCACCAGCGCCACGCTGTAGCGGTTGCGCTGCGAGCCTCCGGCATAGTTGAACTTGCCGTCGACCACCTTGGCGCGGCTGTACACGTAATCGACCTGGCGCGGCATGTCGGCCGTGGCGACCATCTGCGCGCCGTCCCAGTAGGTCATCCCGCGAAAGATCGACGCCAGGTCACGCAGCACCGTCCAGGCCTCGGCCTGGCTCTGAATGTACACGTTGCAGGTAAAGCGCGGCTCCTGCCCGCCCTGCCCGTCGGGCACAAGCTCGTCGCAATACTGCGCGATCTGATACAGCCCCCACTTATCGACCTGGGCGGCATCTATGCGGCGCCCCAGGCCGAAGCGCTCGGCCAGTATCAGGTCGTACCAGACCCAGGCCGGGTTGTCCGTCCAGGCCCATTTGAACGCGCCGTCCCAGATTCCGACATAGGCGCGCGAGTCGGGGCTGTAGTTACTCGGCACCCGCACCACGCGGCCGCGTGTCTCGACAGCCACCTGCGGGATGTTGTCGAACTGCGATGCGTCGAACTCGACATACAGCAGCGCCGTGTTCGGGTAACGCAGCTTTGCGTCGATCACCTCGGTGATCGCCTCCACCCGCATGGTGTCGGCGACCTTGTTGCCATCCTGATTGGGGGTCAGGCGGCGCACGCGCACCTGCCAACTGCTGCCGCTGGGCAGGTCGATACGGTGGCTGCGTTCGTACTGGGTCGTGGTCTTGGCGTTCAGGGTGTAGCTCGCCACTTGCTGGAACGCGCCGCCGTCGGTCGCCAGGTCGATGGCATAGTCGATGCGGTAGCCCACCACGTCGCCGTTCGCCTTCTGCTGCTGCAGGGTCGGCCATGACAGGCGCAGGCGCACGGCCGAAAGCTGCGGGTCGGTCACGGCCCTGACCCAGGCCGCCTCGCTGCGCAGCTCGACGCCAATGGCCGTTTCGTTCTCCACCGCCGGCAGGCCGGCAATGTGCTCCTGATGTGGCGTGCCGGGGCGGAATTCGAAGCGCACGCCGGGGAAGTTCTCGGTGCCATCGGGCGCAATCAGCGGGGTGCCGTCGAGGTAGATATCGCGCCCGCTCACGCCGCCCGCCGAATCGCCGGCGAACTCCCCCTCGCCCAGGGCGACCAGCAGCTTGGCATAGGCCACCGAACGCACGCTGTCGGGCGCCTCGACCGGGGTGCGCGGGGTCTTGGCGCCGCCCTTGCGGCCGCTCAGTGGGCGAACACGGCCAGTTCCGGCGTCTAGTACAGCTGCGCTCATGTGAACCTCGAAAACAAAAAAGCCCGGCACAGGCCGGGCTTGGGGAGGGTTGGCTGGGTTTTACTGCTGGTCTTCGGCGTAGATACCGCCGGAAATGATGGCGCCACCGATGCGGCGTTTGCCGTACAGCAGGCCGACCGGGTTGCCCTGCGCGGTGGTGTTGACCGGCCCGCCAAAGGCATAGCTCGGCTTGTTCTCCGGCGCCTCGCGGCCAGACAGGCCCGTCGCCTGCGGCGCGAGCATCTGCACCACGCCACCGGCCATCATCCCGGCGCCGGCCGACGCCAGCCAGACGTTGCCGGTCATCACGCCCACGCCGACCAGCACAGCGCCGAGCACCGTTTGAAACAGCCCACCCGACTTGCTGCCGATGATCACCGGCGCGATACGAATGTCGCCCTGCGCCCCAGCCAGCTGCAGCTCGGCCTCGGCCAGGTTGCGGCGGCCGTAGAACACCGCATACGTCAGGCCGCGCTCACGACTGGTGGCCAGAAATTGCTCGAAGCCTGGCAGCTGCACGCACAGCGCGCGGATCGCCTCGGCCGGGCTGCCTACGGCCAGGCGGAACACCCGGCCAAAGCGCGCGCCCAGCACGCCATACAGGCGCACGGTTCGCAGTTGAGTCATGCCGCCCCCTTGTAGCGCACCACCAGCGCGGTGCGTTCCTGCCAGTAACCGCCGTAAGCCACGACGGCGCTCGGCCGCCCATACAGGTGATGCAGCATCTGCCCATCGCCCAGGTACACGCCGCCGTGGTTCACCTCTGCCGCCTGCACCTGCATCAGGATCACGTCGCCCTCCTGCAGCGGGCCGCTGGCTTCCTCGAACCCCGCCTCCCGGAATAGGCGCAGATACAGGTTCTCGCCGCGGGTCCACCAGCCATCCTCGCGCCTGAAGTCCGGCAGCGTGATGCCCTTCTTGAGCTGGAAATATCCACGGATCGCCCCATAGCAGTCATAGTCGGTGCCATGCACGAAGGGCCGCCCCTCCAGCGGCGGCACGCCCTCGCACGGGGTAATGATGTTCAGGTCGCCCTCGGGCCAGCTCAGGATGTACCAGGGCACTTCGCCGGCATTGCAATACGCGATGTCGGCGTCACTGGCCCGGCTGGTGGCGTCGGGGTGCGAATGCACCACGCCGATGATGGTGCCCAGGTCTTCGGCGGCGGCGTAGTCGGCCGGGTCCAGCTCGAAGCGGTCTGCGCCGGCGGCGCCGTCGATCAGGTTGCGGCACGGCACGTACTGTTGCCGGCGGCCGATCTGTACCAACAGCCCGCAGCACTCGCGCGGGTACTCGGCCGCAGCGTGCGCGCGCACGGCAGTCATGATGTGTTTGCGCATGGGTCATTGCCTCAGCAGGGCGGCACCGGGAAAGCCGCCAAAGGGCAGCGGGTTATTGGCGCCAAAGCGGGCCTTGCAGTCGCTCAGCAGGCCGCCGCAGCGGTCGCGGGCCGGGTCATCGGTTGGGGTGCCGTCAAGGTCAGCCACCGGGCCGCCGGTGTAGCCGCAGTCGGCGCCGCGGTACTCGCCACACATGGCCCAATGACACAGCGCGTGTATCTGGCGCGCCGGTATCTGCTGGCCCTGTACGTCGGCCGGCGAACTCAGCGCAAAGGCGACGGCCTCGTCGCTCTCGCCCAGGCGCTGCTCGATGTACCAGACCTGGGCTTTTTCCTGGGTCGGGTCTGCAGTGGGGTTGCCCGCCTCGAAGTTCTCGGCGTCGAGGTAGTGGGCGAAGGTCTGACGAATGGTCACCCGCGCCTGTGCCAGGTCATCGAACAGCAGGCACAGCGCACTGATCGAACGGTCAAGGTTGCCCACCGTCAGCGTGGGCGACGGCGCAGCGCCCTCGCCATCCAGGGCCAGGCCCTCGATCTGCACAGGCCAGGCGCGGTACTTCTGCCCCTGCCACCAGATCGGCTTGGCCTCTGGCGCCTGGCCGGTGGCCATGGCCGCCTGCAGCTCGGCCGGCGTGTGGGCGATGGCGTGACCATGAAAGCGCAGCACGTCGCCGCCGAATACGGTGCAATCGACCTCGAACAACTGCACCTCGCTGCCCGGTTCCAGCAACTGCACGTCGGCATTTATGCCCATCAGTCACCCCCAGAAACAACAAGCCCCGCACGGGGCGGGGCTTCGGTCATCGAGCGCGGCAGGTGTTCGCCTGCCAGCTCGCCGTAGTACGCCAACTGGCAATGCCGTAGCGCCCCCTGTCGGCCCCACCAGAACAGCGTGTTGATCATCCGTTCGGCCAGGCGCCAACGGCGCTTTGCCGGGGTGCGCAGCTGGGCGCTGCGGTAGGCGCGGCTTGAGAGCGTTTCGTCGACGTAGCCCCAGAGCATGGCGTTGGCCAGCTGATCCAGGGCGATCAGCTGGGCCAGCCAGTACGGCCGGCGGCCATGGCGCGCCTGGTAGGCCGCGAGATCGAGCTTATTCATGATCGGCCACCCACAGTCGCGCCTGCTCGGCGCCGGCCAGGTTCAGCGCCTCAGACAGTTCCGCGGCGGTCACAGACACCTGAGTGTTGTCTGCCAGCACCCAGGTCACGGTCGCGCCCTCGCCGGCTTCCTGCAGGCCGAGAATGGCGCGAGCCATACGGGCCTGGCTGATTTCGTCGCCGTCGAACACTCGGCCGCTGGCGGTGGTCACCTTGATAGCGCGCACCGCCGCGGCGCGGCGCGTTTTCCACGCCTCGCGCTGGGCTGCCGCGGCCTGCTTGGCCTTGTCGTCAGCGGTGATCAACTGGGAGAAGTCGATGTTCATTCGGGCAGTTCCTCGGGCATGTCGGGCAGCGGTTCCGGCTCTGCAGGCGGGTCGAACGGCAGGTCAATCTCGCCGTCGACCATCACCACCAGAGGGCGGGGAAAGGCCACGGCCTGGCTCGGATTCGGCCCGTGCGGCAGGCGCAGGGTCAGGTGCAGGTCGCCGTCAATGCGCGACACGGGTCCGACGATCCATTCCGAACCAATCGCCTCGGCCGGCAGCGTGGCGCCCTCGGGCAGCGGGCCAAAGTCGAAGGGCTCGCCGTTGAGGGTCAGCACGTCGCCAGATCGGGAGACGGTTAGGGTTTCGTCCAGGCGGACGGGTGATAGGGTGATGTGCATGGGTGCTCCTTAGTACCATCGGCCGACTGCAACAAACAAACACTGGACGGTATACGGTGCCGTGGTGCGTACCACGACCCGGCCACGGACAGATGAGTCAGTCATCAGGGCAATCGACTGGAAAGCGTCATAGATCGTAGAGCTAGACAGGCCTGGGCTTGAGTCAATTGCCAGGCTGAACGGAACCATTGATGTAAAAGTCGCTGGCCAGTTAATGTTCTGGGCGGAGGCGTTTGATAGATCAATAGCAATTCGGCCCGTGCAAATCTGCGTCCCATCTGCAAACCGCACGTACTCCCCGTTGGCATTGCTGCCGCGCTCGATGATCGCGCCCGTTGGTACGCCGGAGGATTGGGAGACTGTGCCGAGGATGTTGGCTGCGTGGAACAATTCCCGCCAAGAAAGCCAGCCCCCTGATTTGACCCGGAACGCTATACGCCCGTTGTTGCCACGGTCCAGGTGAATTTCCGCGCCGTACGTGCTGCCCACGTCGTAACTACTTATTACAGCCGCGCGAGTGCTGGCGTAGGAAGGGCCGCCGAGGCTGTTTAGCGAGGCATAAAAACCAGCGGGCAAATCGTCCAACGAACTTGCGTCAGGCCAGCCGATGGCCCCACCGAGGCCGAAGCCTTTGACGCCTACAAGTGCCCCAGGCGTGGGGTCGGTCGCCGAGGATTGAGCCGCCTTGGTCGCCGCCGTCCCGAGCCCGAACATATCCCGCGCGGCTTGCTTCTGCGCGGCGGTGCCGGGCAGCGCTGCGATATACAGCTCGGCAAAGTTGGCAATGGCCTTTTCGAACGCCGTGCGGGCGCTGTCGCCGCCGGCGCCGCTGCCGGTCGCGCCCAAATTGATGACTTGCTGTGCCATGGGTTACCTCATGGGTGGTAGGCGGTTTCAAACGTCACGGCCAGGGTGTACACGCGGCCGTGTCCGGTCAGGTTGATTTCCCCGCGGCGGTACAGGCCCAGCTCGCCCAGCGGAGGCGTCCAGAGAAAGGCCCTTGTCTTGCCGTGGCGGCGCAGAAAGTCGCGGATCGGCGCGATGTGCTCGGGCGTGCCGGTGAACGTCAGCGGCCAGCTGTGCGCAATGGCGTTGAGGCCGTCGCCCACGACCTGGGTGAAACCGTCACCGAGCTGCACCTGGCGGGTGCGTTCATCCTCGGTTCCGGTAGCGCCCAAGCGGGGCGACCATGTGAAGACTTCCAGCGGCATTACCCTCTCCCGTTCAGGCGGCGGCCAATGGCCCCGTCGGTGCGCAGATCGCGGGCCAGTAGCCGCCGATATTGCTGCTCGGCGATCTGGCCCATGACGGCACCGAACTGCTCAAGCCCTGGCGGGGCTTCTGCGCGAGCCGCGCCGTCGTTGCTGATGTGGATATGCACCTGCACGGGCACAACACCATCCGCCGCGCCACCGTCATTGGCGGCCGGCTGCCTGGACAGAAAGGCTTTCAGGTCGCCGTTCGTGCGGCGGTCGACGACCCGCTCGCCCTGATCGAGCAGCCAGGTGCCTTCGCGCGGGATGTTGTCGATGCCGTCATGCGCCATGCCCATGATCGAGGTAGCGGCAATCATCCCGACCGAGGCGTAGCCCAGCCCGCGGATCAACTGGGCCGCCGGAATCCCCATGATCGGCCCCAGCTCAAGGGCCTTTGCCGCCGCCACCTCGGTGGATACCATCGCCTGCGCGATGGCTGCCGCCTTGCTGGCCAGAAAGAGCACCTTGTATGCCGTGGACCCCTCGCCGGCCAGCTGCTTCATCATGTCCGCCGCGTTACCCGTCACGTCGGCAAACATGCCCAGGGTGGCCACCTTGTAGGCGTCACCCAGCGAGGCCAGCTGCGCGTTGTTGGCGCGGGTGATTTCGGCCACCCGGTCGGCGTGCTGCTGCTCGTTGATCAGCTTTTCTTCGAGAAAGGCCCTTTGCCGGTCCAGTTCGTCGGCGCGCCACTTGTCCAGTTCCTTGCGGGCTTCGGCCACCTTGATCAGCTCGCCGGCCGCACCGCCAACGCTGGCGTCGAGCCCGCTGAAACGCGGCGCCTTGGTGACGGCGGCCTTGCTGAACCTGTCCCGCGCGGCGTCGTATTGCTCGGGCGTGACCCCGCCGGCATCGCGCGCCTGGTTGAGCAGCCGCACGCGCTCGCGCATCTGCGTCAGCAGGCGTTGCTCGGCGTTCTGCGCGCCCTCCATCAGGCTTTTGTAAGCCTGCTGGGCATCGAGCACGTCTTTCGCCGCGGCGGCGCGTTCAAGCTCGGTTTTCTGCGCCGCCGTCAGCGCCTTCAACTCGCCTTCGGTGGTGGCATAGCGGATGCGCGCAAGCTCGGTGCTTTGTCCGTGCGTGGCGACCTGCTGCTGCAGGGTGGCCAACGTGCGGGCATGGGCATCGTTCAGCTGCCTGGCGGCACGCGCGGCTTCCTCGGCGCCGCTTTTGGCGGCGCGGGCCGCTTCCTCGCGCTCGGTCTTGAGCTTCTGTTCGGCATCGGCGGCCGCCGCCGCCGCGCGGGCACGCTCGGCCAGGGCACGGCCGGCGGCCGTTTCCTCCAGGCCGTCGGCGGCGATCTTGCGATTGACCTCGCCCAGGGCGCTGGCGTCCTTGAGCTTGGCGGTCTGCTCGAGCAGGCTGGCGATCTTCTTTTCCCAGCCGCTGGCCAGTTCGGGCGACAGGCTGGCGACGTTTTCGACACCGGCAGCCACGTCGTCGAGCTGGCCGCGCAGCACCTGCAGCCCTTCGCCGGCCTCACGGCTCTGCCGTATCCAGTCCACATAGCTGGCCGCCAGTTGTTCGATCTGGCCGCGCAGCTCGTCGGTCGGCCCCACGGCAGCGATCAGTTCCTGGGTCGCCTGGTCGACATCCATGCCGGCGCGCACGCGGGTGGCGAACTGCTGCGTGGCCGCAACGCGGGCTGTGCGCCCTGCGCTGAAATCGCTGCTGTAGATATCCGGCGCGCTGGTGATGCGGCCAATGCTGGCCACTGCATCGCGGGCGGCCTGCTGCGCCTGCGCCTGCTGCTGCAACAGGGTATTGATCATCGGCCGGCGCTGGACGTCGGCGAGTTTTTCCCACTCCTGCCGCAGCTCGCTGATCGGCCGCTTGAGGTCTACGGCAGCGCCGGCTGCCTTGTCGCCGTTATCGGCGAACAGCAGGAAACTGGCCGCCGTGCCGGCGGCCAGGATCGCCAGCCCGGTCGGGCCGCCCAGGGCGCCGAGCAGCCCGGAGATCGCACGGCTGCCTACCGCTGCCGCGCGGCTGTAGGCGGTCTGAGCCGCCGCCTGGGCCATGGTCGCCTCGCGGTCGGCCAGCTTGGCCAGGCGCAGGCGCGAAAGCGCGGCGGTGTGGGCATCGGTAAAGCGCACTGCCTGGGCGTGCGCCTGGGCGCTGGCGAGTTCCGCCTGCGTCATGCGCACGGCCGCGGTGGCGGCATCGAGCTGGGCCTTGGCGCGCCCTACGTTGGCGCCGATTGAGGCCCGCACGGCGTTGACCTCGGCCAGCACCGCCGCGGTGGTCGTGGCCGCCCATTTGGTCAGCCCGCCCGCCCCGGCCGCCAACACCGCCACGGCCAGGCCGTCGAGGTTGTCGGTCAGCAGGTTGATCAGGTTGGCCAGGTTCTCGGTGGCGCCGCTGGCTTCGTTCTGCTGGCCCAGCCAACGGGCGTAATGGTTGGAAAGCCGGGTCAGCGCATCGGCCACCGTGGTCGGCATGGCCTCGGTTTTGTCGGCCAGTTCCTGCTGCTTGCTGATCAACGCGGGCAGCCATTTGGTGGTGACCAGCTCGCCATTGCCCGCCATGTTTTCCAGCGCGGCACTGGTGACGCCCAGGGCGTCGGCGAGCGCTTCGACAATGGCCGGGGCCTTGGTCAACATCGCCTGCCACTGATCGCCCTGCAGCTTGCCCAGCGCAATCGCCTCGCCCGCCGCCTTGATGACCTCGGTGGTGTCTTCGGCGTTGGCGGCGCTGATGGTCAGCCCCGAGGCGAGTACGTCGACGAACGCGGTAACGGTCTGGGTCGAGTAGCCCAGGTCGCGCATGCGCTTGGCCGAGGTGATGAACAGCTCGGCTTGATCGCTGTAACGCTTGTATGTCCGGTCGCTGATTTCCATCAGCTTTTCGGAAACGGCGCGGTATTCCTCCTGCGAGGCGGTGGCCATCTTCAAGCGCGACGCCACCTGGCCCCAGTTGTCCGCCTCGGCCACGGCGTTGCCGACCGCCAGCGCGCCGAGCATGGCGCGGGCGTAGTTGCTGGCGTTGGCGGTCAGCTCGGCCAGGGCGCCGTTCTGCGCCTGAATCGCCGCTTGCTGCGCCCGCCAGCCGGCCGCCGCCTGGCGGTTGCCATCGCCAATGGTGCGCAGGTAGTTGGCGCCCATGCGGCTGGCGCGCGCCATTTCGCGCTGATACGCGCTCGTTTCGGCCGAGACGCTGACCACCAGCGAGCGGAGCGTTTGTCCAGACATGGGCATTCCTCGAAAACAGAAAAGCCCGCACAGGGCGGGCTTTTGAGGGCGTTACGGGCAGCGCCGCGCTATTCCAGCTGCACGCGCAATCGCGTCAGACAGGTGTTCAGGTGCTCAAGCGCCGCCGGGTACGCCTGCAGCTCGCCGGCATACACGCGCCGCGCCGCCGGGCCGGCTGGCGTCATGTCGAACGTCGGGCCGACCTCTGCTAAGGCGAGCCCCTTGGCCCTGGCTGTCGCCGCCAGGGTGATGATTTCAGCCTGATCCTGGCAGGCCTTGATCCCGGCCGACACGCCATCGGCCAGCAGCACGTCGGCAATGTCCTGGCTTTCGGCGTATTGATCGGGCGGCGCCTCAATGGCGAGCGCAAGGGCGGAAAAGGTCAGCCCGGCCAGGCAGGCCACGGCAGCAGATAGCAGGCGGTTCATTGCGGTTGTTTCTCCTTGTGGGGTGTTGCGTGAGTCTCTGCCGCCGTCACGGCCGCACGGCCGCGCAGGAAGGCAAAGAAGGTTTCGGTGGCGTCTGCTTCCGGTTCGGCCTCGGCGGCCTCCTGCGCGGCGCCCAGGCGCGACCATGGCGGCAGCATGTCAGCGGCCGAAACCTTGGAGCCGGCCGCCTGCAGCGGCGCGGCGGCGATGATTGCGCCGATGACATCATGACGCATATCACCAATCGGCGATTCGCGGTCGTAGGCGCGCCACAGGTTGAATTCCTCGACGGGCATCTGATCCAGCTCGCCGAGGGTCTTGCCCAGGCGAAGGCACAGGGTCAGCGCGAAGGCCAGCCCCGGCTCCGCCTTTAGCCGTTTCCCGCTTCGTCCACCGGGTCGGGGGGCGCCTCGCCTTCGGCGGCCAGGGTCAGACCGCTGAGTTCGAAGGCCTTGGCGGCGAGACGGTCATGCACGGGCGAATAGATCGCCGCGACCTCGGCCACGTCCTGGGCACGCTGGACCGGCTCGGCACTGAACACCGGCGCGCGGTTCTCGTCGTGCAGGCTGACCACCACCACGAACGCATACAGCGCCTGGGCGCCGTAGGCCTCCCAGGGCTCAGGGTCACGGGCGGCGGGCGCGGCCTCTCCCTCGGCCAGCGCAGGCGCCAACAGGGCCGCCATGCGGTTGTACTCGCGCCACTCGCCCAGGGCCAGGCCGCGCACCACGACCTTGGCGCCCCACTCAGGCACGTCGACGACTTCGCTTTTCAGGTTGCGGAACGGGTCCACCACCTGGGCGCGGAGCGAGGCGGCGGGCGCCGCCTTACGGGCCGCCATTACGGCGCCACCACAGGATCGGACCAGATGACCTTGCCACTCACGCGAACCATGAAGGTCGCAGCCAGCACGCCACCGGCCGAAGCCTTGTAGGTGTATTGCTTGACGAAGCCGAGGAACTTGCCGGTAGAGCCATCCTTGTGCTTGATCTGGAAGGCGCGCAGGCCGGCGTCATCCTTGGCTTTCATCACGGCCTTATGCGCCGGGTCGGTCTGCGCCCAGTTGCCGGCCAGGGTGACGTTGGCCGAGTCGGACAGGCCGCCCTCGTATTCCTTGGCGTCACTGGCGAAGGTGGTGGTTTCGTGCTCGTCGGTCTGGCCGTCCTGCAGGTCGATATCCTTGATAACGACATTCAGCTCGACGTATTCCAGACCCTCGGCGGCCGGGTCGGTCTGCACGGTATCAGTCATGCCCAGCTCAAGGCCGAGCGCCGACTGGCTTTTCGATTTCTTCGCGGTCATGCGGGGTTACTCCTGGGGGGTCAAGGTGTATTCCCAGCGGATGCCGTAGAGGTCGCTTTCGCGGTCATCGGGCAAGCGCTGGACGCCGCCGCAGCCAAAGCCGGGCGCCGGGTAGCGGGTCAGTTCGTCGAAGGTGGCCTTAGCCAGTTGCAGGGCCTGCAGGTGGTCAGCGGCCCACACGTCGACCTGCACCTGGGCGCGTGCGGAGCCATCCGGCCCGCCGAAGGTGAAGCCCTCGGAACCGCCCACGATGCTGTAAGTGATGTAAGGCGCCGCCGTGCCCTCGGGCGCGACGCCAGGAAACACCCGCCCAGCCGCCAGCGGGCCCAGGCGGGCATATAGCGATTCTTCCAAGAACATTGGCTGCCTCAGAGGCCGGTGATGGCCTTGTCGATGCCAGCCGCCAGGCGGCTGATAGTTGCGCCCTCGATCATGGGCAGGGCGGCGTCCCAGGTTGGGCGGATGAACGGCGCCGCGAGCATGTGGCGCGTGCCCAGCTCAATGAACTTCCAGTAAAACGGGGCCTGCTTGTCGCTGCGCGGTGCGCTGATCCTGACGCCTGCAACAGCTTCGCCAGGGGTATCGCTGCGCCGCGCCACGCTGGCCACGGTGCCGCGCTTGAGCCTGCCGGTTCGCACCGGCGCGGACTCGCGCACCTTGTCGCGCGCCACCCGCGCACCGGCCAGCACGGCCTCGCGTGCCACCTTGCGCTGCAGGGCCTGGCTCAGCTCCAGAAAGTCATCGGCCAGGGCGTCGAGACCGATCACGTCTAGTGATACGTCCATCAGGGTTTCACCGTCTTGCACATCAGCAATAAGGATGTGGATCTCGCGTCAGGCAAAGGTGCCACCACTTCGAAAGTCTGCCCCTTGAACAGCACACGCATTCGGGCCTGAACGTCCGCCCTGAATCGCATACGTATCTCCATCGTCACTTCCGACTGCTCGCCGCTGGCAGCGATGTATGTCCGGCCCGACATGCCTTTCACTTCGGCCCAGACTCGGCACAGTTCAACCCAAGCACTCGCAGCGGCGCCCGTGCTGCTGCGCGCTGGCACGAGATGCTGGATCACGACGCGGTTTCTTAACGAGCCAGCTCTCATGTCAGAACCTCTTTCGATACCAGAGCAGCCGCTCGAAACCGAGCGGTACGCTGCTCGCAATGGTGCCGATCACCACTGCTTCGCGATTCGCAAACCAGTGGGCAACCAGCAGCACCACTGCCTGCCAGACGTCCGGCGTGAGCGCCATCTGTTCGGGCGTCAGCTCGATACCCTGTTCGGGTACCACCAGGATGCGGTCACAGTGCTGCTCGACATGGGCCAACGCTGCGTCGACGTAGCCCTTGAGCAGCTCGTCCTCTTCGTCCGTATCGATGCGCGCCTGGAGCTTGAGCTTGTCGAGCAATTCAGGCTGCGCGGCCCAGTCGATGATCATCAGGTTTCACCACCCGCTTCGGTGTTCACCGGATCGGCAGCTTCGGCGGTATCGCTCTGCGAAGCGTCAGCCGGGGCGTCGCTCTCCGTTGCTGCCTCGCCAGTTGCGTCAGGCGACGGGACCAGTTGCGGCTGCACCGGCTCGGCAGGCTTGGTTTCCTTCGGCGCGGCGGGCTTGTTGGTCCGCTGCGCGGCGGGCTTGGACTTGGGCGGCGCTTCTTCAGCAACCTGCTGAGCCAGGCCTTTGCCGATCAGGGTGTGGGCATATTCGTCGTCGACGTCTTTGAGCACCTGCCCGGCTACCACCTTGGCCGATGCCGCACCCAGCAGGCGGGCGTTACCGATGAAGCCCCATTGCGCTTTGATCTTCATATCTGCTCCACAAACAGAAAGGCCGGCTACGTGCCGGCCTCATATGGCTACGGGGAGGTTCAGGCGGTCGGGAACTGGCCCTTGACCAGCGCCTCGCGGCGGCGAACACCCAGGCCCAGGCGCTCTTCCACGAGCAGGGCGCGCTCGTTCTTGATGAACTGATCGTTGATCAGGCCCATCTTGAACAGGAACGACATGCGGTCGAAGAGGATCGCGGCGCGCGCGAAGTTGGCGACCAAGAACTCGCCGCCCGTGGTGCCATCGCCCTCATCCATGCTGTCGGAGGTGATGACCGGGCGACCCCAGAGCACCGGCGTCACCAGCCCCTGCAAGTTGGCGAACAGGTAGCGGTTCTCGCCGTCCTTCTGCAGCTCGATGTTCATCCAATCGAGCTCGGTCATCACCAAGCCGTCGGCCGACAGCTTGGACTGCTTGCGCACCTGGTAGATGCCGCGGCGCATGATGTCGATCGCGGTGTCGCCTGCCTTGGTCAGCGCGGCATCGTAGGTGGTGGCCTGGGTCATGAGGCCGTTGAGGT